CTTTATCGGCAAATCTATGACCACATTGATGGCGAACCTCAAGCAGCGATCGACCAGTATTTCGGCGAGTCTTTTATTTTGTGGAGTGTTGAAACGGTGCAAAAACCCCCGCCAGCAATTGCGGACGTGGGGGCCTTAGTGTGGGGAGGTGAGCATAATGGCACTGCTGCAAAATCCACGCGGCGACCTCGTAATTCAGTGACGGCGTGGCATTGAGGGGCATTGGAAGGAAAAACGCGCGGCGCGTTAATTTGCAACTTTCTGGCCCGTGAATAACAGCTTTTGCATTGTTATTGGCACAGTTCCACATCCAAACCAGTAGAAGAATGAGCAGGCGTGCGGCGAATTCGTTCGCGGCTCGGCGTTCGTACTGACGAAAACATCCCACGACACCCGTTACCTTGTCCATCACCCTCGATGTTGGATCGTCCTGGTCATCGTCAAACTGCCGCTGGCAAGTAACCATCGCAAGCATCACAAGCCATGTGTATTGTTGTTTTGACATGCTTTCCCTGAGCTGGGAAGTATGCCATGCGAAGACGTTCTGCCATTGTGAATAATGTCACGGTCAAGCAGCTGCGTTCAGGTTTCCGCTGCCAATTCCATCCGGCGTGATCATTCCCTGATCGATGCAATCCTTGTAAAGACGCGCGCTGAAGGCAGCTATCTGGCTTGCCGGGGCGTTTGGCGTTATTTTAAGCGCGCCTTCAATAATGGCCTCCAAGGCGTCAGCATTGATGCCAGGAAAAGCCGCTGGAGAAACTGTTGAGATCAGGTTAGCCAGAAGCATCGGACCTTCTCCAGTAAGCAGCCAGTTGGCGTTTATCCCCGCGTGAATGAAGCCTGCGATGGCATCGCCGCCAGGTATGGATTTCCCTAGCTCATAGTCCCGCAACGACGGTAACGGCTTCCCAACCAGCGCGCAAAGCTCCTTTTGAGTCAAACCGAGATCCGCACGGGCTTCCTTTAGACGCCCGCCGACCGTCCCCTTGGCGGTTGTCGCTGAGAAGGCGCTAGCAACAACCATAGCGACAACCCGCCTGTGTGGTTGTTGCTGCTGGCAACCAACTGATTAAAAACATAAATCCACCATTATCAAAAAAAGAACGGTATTTCATAGCAACAACCAGTCAACGCCGTTGACAAGGTATGGAATACCGTATCTAATACAACCCATCGCGCAACCAACAAAAGGCGAAAAACATGGCACCGAAGATCGATAAAAAGGCCAGTCAAATCGACTGGCACCCAGCAAAAGTAAAAATGGAACTGCACATGCGAGGCATCACGCTTTCCGGGCTTGCACAGGCGAGTGGATTAACCAGTTCCTCAACACTGTCTGCCGCGCTCACGCGCAGCTACCCAGCCAACGAAAAGCGTATAGCCGATGCCCTTGGGCTGCATCCAAAAGAAATCTGGCCGTCGCGATATTTTGACGACGGCACACGCAAACCTCAAGGATTCCGCGCTATTCAGTGTACCGCAGCCGCAACGGTGCGCAATGGCAATCTTCGTATAGCTGCGTAGACACAAACATGCGCCGCACTAACGACACTTTGACCCTCGATCTATTCGAGGTTCCTGTTCCGACCACGCCGATGCCAGGCGCCCTTAATTTCAACCTGGTTCTGCGCCGCCTTCTGTCCGATCTGCTCAAGGTTTTCCCGGTATCGCGCGAGATGGTTGCGGCGCGGATGTCCGAGCTGACCGGCGATCAAATCACCAAGCACCAACTCGATAGCTGGACAGCGGAAAGCCGCGAAGGCTGGCGTTTCCCGCTTGAGTACTTACCGGCCTTTGAGGTTGCAGTGGAAACCACTGGCCTGATCGCCTGGGCGGCGAATGTGCGCGGCGGGAAGATTCTGATGGGCAAAGATGCGCTGGATGCCGAGATCGGCAAACTGGAACGCCTGAAAGAAGACGCCGGTAAGCGCATCAAGCAACTCAAGCATGCGATGGGAGAGATGGAATGATCTCCTCAACGCTGGCAGAAATTGCTGAGGCGCTTGGAATATCAAAGCAAGGCGCGGCAAAACGCGCTCTTCGCGATTCGTGGTCGTTTGAAGAAGAGGCACATGCTGGAAGAAACAAGCGCTTCTACCCGAATGACAGTCTTCCCAGCGATGTCCGCAAAGCCCTTCAACAGCGTGCAATGGCGAAGGCGCTTCCGGTCATCGCCCAGGAAGTCGCTTCCCCCATCGTCCTGGCCGCACCGGCCTATCTCGTAACCGACAAACAGCGCATCGAGCGCGACGCACGCAGCGGCGTCATCGCCGCACTGGCCCGCCTGCAGGAACAAAGCCATTGCAGCCAGGAAGCGGCATTAACTACCTTGCTGACCAACGCACGCGCCGGGAAGCTCGACGAATACACCGACAAAATCCTGCGCCTGGCACGCGATGCACGCGGCCGCGCTGGCGATGGTTACCCGTCGATCCGCACGCTCAAGCGTTGGCTGTCAGCTGGCGACCTGACGCCGCGCGTGCAGCAGAAAGATATGCGCGTTCCCGCATGGGCAAAGGATTTGCTGGCCGTTTGGCAGGTTCCGCAGAAACCGTCCGTCGAGGAAGCGCACCGCGAGTTCTGCAAACTGTGGCCAGGCGTCTCGGTGCATCAGGTCCGGCGCTTCATCGCCAAGCTCGGCACCGTCACCCGCGAGCGTGGCCGCATGGGCACCCGCGAACTCAAGAACATCCGCCCATTCATCCGCCGCGACTGGAGCGACTTCCAGCCCAACGACGCGTGGATCGCTGACGGCCATACCTTCGACGCCGAAGTCCAGCACCCGCTGCATGGCCGGCCATTCCGCCCGGAAATCACCGTCTTTATTGATGGCGGTACCAGACGCGTTACCGGCTGGAGCCTCGGCCTGTCAGAAAACGCCATCGGCGTCGCCGATGCGCTGGCCGCTGGCGTGCGTTTATGCGGCCTGCCGGCCATCGTGTATGGCGATAACGGCGCCGGTTACCGCGCTAACCTGCTCACCGACGAGGCGACCGGCATCCTGTCTCGCATCAACGCCTCGCCCGAATTCGCGCTGCCCTATAACTCCCAGGGCAAGGGCATCATCGAACGCCTGCACCGCTCGCTGTGGGTGCCCGCTGCCAAGGAATTGCCGAGCTATGTCGGCGCCTGCATGGACAAGGAAGCGCGCCTGGCGCAGTTCAAATTAACGCGCAAGGCGTTAAAACAGGGTGGCGCGATGCCGCTGATCCCCTGGGATGTCTTCGTCACGTACATCGGCGAGAAAGTCGCTATCTACAACGCCAGGCCGCATCGCAGCCTCGGCATGATCTCGCCGGACGGCGCCTGGGCGTCATGGATGGCGCGCGGCTGGGAAGCCGACCGCCTGACAGAGACCGAGATGGTCGATTTCTTCCGGCCACGCATCGAACGCACCGTCGCACGCGGCGAAATCAACCTCTTCACCAACATCTACTACAGCCGCCAGCTCGAAGAATTCCACGGCCTGGCACTGCACATCGCCTACGACATCCACGACCCGGCCAAGGTGTGGATCTACGCCCCGGACGGCCGCTTCGTCTGTGAAGCCGAAGTCAATGGCAATAAGCGTTCCGCCTTCCCGGTCGCCGTGCAACAGCAAGCCCGCGAACGGCGTGCCAAGGGTCGCCTGCAGAAGCTCGACGTGAAGCGCAACGAAGTCCTCGAGGAGCTGCACGGCGCCCCGGCGATCGCCGCCCCGGCCTTCGATCAGATCGTCATCGGCGGACGCATTCTCGACCGCAACGCCATGGAATACAGCATGCAAAAAGCGGAACAGATCGCCGAAAAACCGATACACGACCGGCAAACGGCGGAACAGAAGGCGATCACCCGGCAATCGCGCAGCGAGCGCAGCGCCGCCGAGAACTACGCCGAATGGTGCGATATCGACCATCGCATCCTCGCTGGCCACGCCGTAAGCGACCAGGACGCCCGCTGGCATCGCAGCTATCAGCAGTCGGCGCAGTTTCGCGCCGAGGCAAAGAGAAAAGCCGCCGCCTAGTGAGATAGGCGACGGCTCGGAGTACCACTTTTTTACTACATGGGAGATTCAAGGATGTCACAGATCGCGCAGATTCACAATCTCAGCCTCGTTCGCACAGCGACCGAGCGTCTGGCCAGCCGCACGGCCGGCCTGCCCGGTATGGCCGTGTTGTATGCCCCGGCCGGTTACGGCAAGACAACCGCCGCCCTGGCGATCGCCAATGAGAACCGCGCCTACTTCGTGCAGATGCGCAGCGCCTGGGGCCGCAAGGCCTTGCTCGAAAAAATCCTGCTCGAGATGGGCGCCAAGCCGCACGGCACCATCCCGCAGATGCTCGACCAGGTCTGTGAGCAGCTGGCCACCAGCGGCCGCATGCTGATGATCGACGAGTTCGACTACTGCATCCGCACCGACAGCATCATCGAGCTGGTACGTGACATCTACGAAGGTTCGCAAGCCACGCTGCTGCTGCTCGGCGAAGAGCTGCTGCCGCAGAAGCTCAAGAAATGGGAGCGCTTCCACAGCCGCGTGCTGTCGTGGATTCCGGCCCAACCGGTCAGCCTGCAGGACGCCGCGCAACTGGCACCGATCTATTGCCCGGATGTGCGCGTCGCCAACGATCTGCTGGAGCACCTGGTCAAGCTGGCCAGCGGCAGCGTCCGCCGCGTCAGCGTCAATCTCGCCGCGATTGCCGAAGCCGCCGCCATCGAAGGCTGGGACAGCGTCAGCTGCGCCGAATGGGGAAACCGCCCGATCTACACCGGCGAGGCTCCGAGGAGGGCTTCGTAATGGCGCTGAAATCCGTTTTCAAATGCGGCGAGTGTGGCGACATCCACGATGAAGAGGATGACGCAGTCGAATGCTGTTTTCCTGGAGTGACTGAGGGGTTTCTGTGCCCGGTTTGTCAGGGGTTCTTCATTGATGAAGAGGCCGCTCTGGCTTGCCATGACACAGACGAAGACTTCGTCCCGCCGCCGACTGCCGCCGAACTCGAAGCCGCTGGCCAGATGAGGCTGCTGCCATGAGCCGTAAGCCCATCACTACCTACGCCGGTGGCAAAGGCCCACGCCAGCTGGTGTGGGAGGCCATCCGCGCCCAGCGCGGCGCGGAATGGACGCGCTACCACATCGCCCGTGTCGCCGACGTCAAAGACGGAACGGTGGCCACCTACGTGCAGTCCCTGGAAAAGGCCGGAATCGTCGCCGTCTCGCGGCAGGAGAAGGCCAGCAGCGGCGCCTCTATCTGCTTCTACAAGCTGGCACGCGACGAAGGCATTGAAGCGCCGCGTGTTCGGCGTGACGGCGCCCGCGTCACGCAGGGCATGGCGCAAGAGCAGATGTGGCGCACCTTGCGCATGCTCAACGCCGACATCAACACACGCGAACTCGTCGCACACGCCAGCACGCCGGAGATCCCGGTCGCCGTCTCTGCCGCCAATGACTATCTGCAGATCCTCCATGCCGCCGGCTACCTGATCCGCACGGTCGCAGGCAAGGGCACCGGCAACGGTGGCATCCAGGCGCGGTACCGGCTCTCGGCCGTCCGCAACACCGGCCCGCGCCCGCCGATGGTCTGCCGCACCCGCGTCGTCTATGACCCGAACCTGGACAAGGTCGTCTATCAACCCCACGTAACCGAAGAGGACGCGATCTATGGAAAGTAACGCCAGCCAAACGCGCCGCGAACTCGCCCTGCAGCTGCTCACCGCCGCCGTGGCCGACGCCGGCAAGAAAGGCAAAGCGGCCGTCGCCATCCGCCTGGGCTATGGCCGCGCCCTGATCAGCCGCGTGCTCTCGCCCAACGATCCGCTGGAGATGTCCGACAAGCTGGCCGACCGGATCATCGACCGATTCCACGTCATCCCGGCCTGCCCGGCAACCAACCAGGCGCAACCGCGCAGCGAGTGCCTGCGGATCTCATCGGGAGCGGCGCCGATGCATAACCCGATGGCCATGCGCATCTGGAAGGTTTGCCAGAGCTGCCCGCACAAGCCGGACGTCAAATCGGAGGCCACATCATGAACGTCGTCAACGCCATGCTCTATAACTTCCCCGCCGATCGCCTGCTCGCCCACCGCGATACGACGCCCAGCCTGCCCGACGTGCTGAGCCGGATCGAACGCTGCTGCCAGTGGCTTGCTGCCAACGGCTTGGCCGTGATCGGCTTCACCAAGCCCTTGTTACGCGCGCCTTACGTCACGGTGTCGGCCAACCCCGCCGCCTACACCTTGTTCTCCGGTCGCTGCGAACGTGTCGGCTACAAAAAGGAAGGCGCCCTGCGTTACGAAGTCTGGGAAGCCGAAGACCGCAACAACCACGTCGCTGTCCGCTGGGTCGAGGTGATCGCATGCGCCTGACTAATATCGCCATGAAGCACCTGGACCGCTTCTTCGCCCGCTGCTGGCTCACCTGGCGCTATGTCCGCGCCATGCACGACACACCGCGTGTGGCCTGGCATAAGGCGCGGAGGTCGGCATGAAGCCAGCAAAACACTTCTGGAACGACGCCGAAGACGCTGTGCTACGGCTCCGTTACCCCGACACACCGTCGATCGACATCGCCGAGCAGCTTGGGCTGGACATCAAGCAGGTCTATCAACGGGCTGCTGCGCTTGGTCTGCGCAAGAGTAAGGAGTTCTTGTCCTCACCGGAATCTGGTCGCCTTGTCCCTGGTTCGACGATCGGCATGTCCGGTCGTTTCAATGCCAGTCATACGCCCTGGAATAAAGGCACCAAGGGGCTTGTTTTGGGCGGAAAAGAGACACAGTTCAAACCAGGGCAAGTGCCGCACACCTGGAAGCCGATCGGCAGCGAGCGCATAGCGGATGGTTATCTGCAGCGCAAGCTGACCGATACCGGTTATCCGCCCAAGGATTGGGTACCCGTGCATCACATCGTCTGGCGCGAGGCAGGTCGAGAGATTCCGGCCGGACACGCCCTGATATTCAAGGATGGAAATCGCAGCAACATCACGCTCGACAACCTCGAGCTTATCAGCCGCGTCGAGCTGATGCGTCGAAACAGCGTGCACAACTACGGCCCGGAACTCGCCGAGCTTGTACGTGTTCGTGCGCAGATCACTCGGCAGATCAACAAGCGAGAAAGGAAGACGGCATGAACGACATCAAAGCTCTGCGCAGTGCGCTGTTCGAAACGTTGAACGGATTGCGTAATAAACAAGATCCGCTCGACATCGAGCGCGCCAAGGCCATCAACGAAACAGCGCAGACCATCATCAACACGGCCAAGGTTGAAGTCGACTTCTACCGCGCGACAGGACAGAACGGCGGATCCGAATTTCTGGCGCCAGCGCTGCCGAGTCCTGCCGGTGAAGAAACAACGGCTAGCGGAACAAAGACCACCACAAAGGTGCCGGGCGGTTCCATCACTCAGCACCGCATTCGTTAATCCCCCAACCAGGAGAACCAAAACCCATGGAAATCACCCTCGACTCCATTCGCAGCGCCGCCGAACGCCTGGCCGCTGCCCACGTGGCCACCACGGCACGCGCCAGCCTGCTGCAGGAGGAACTCAAGACCGCCGTCACACCGATCTACCAGCGGCATCGTTCCGGCCTGGACGCGGCGGCAGAGGAGGAAGCCCGCGCCAAGGACAAACTGCAGGAGCTGCTCGACGCCGCGCCGCAGCTCTTCAGTCGGCCGCGTTCCTTCATCGTCAACGGCGTGCGCGCCGGTTATCGCAAGGAAGAAGACACGCTGTTCTTCTCCGACGAAGAGGCGGTGATCGCCCGTATTCGCGCCCTGCTGCCCGACCAGGCCGATCTGCTGATCCGGACGCAAGAATCGCTCGTTCTCGATGCGCTTCCGCAACTGGATGGGAACGACCGCCGCCGAGTGGGTATCTCGCTGGTGACTGGCATCGACCGTCCGTTTATTACGGTCGGTGACTCCGACGTCGAGAAGCTGGCCAAGACGCTAATCGCCGACGCCATCCGCCGCGTCGGTGAGGAAGAGGCGCCGGCCAAGGTCAAGAAGGGCAAGGCGAAGATCAAAGAAACGGCCTGATCGCCGCACCCGCAACCATTTTCCAACCATCCCACGAAAGGGGAAAACGCATGAACCAATCCGAACTCATCGCCAAGGTCGCCAGCATCTCGGGCGAATCGCGCAAGGCCACCGAGGCCGTGCTGAAGACAGCGGCCGACGTCGTCGGCGCCGAGCTGAACGAAGGCGGCGAAGTCACGCTGCCCGGCATCGGCAAGCTGCACGCCAAGGACAAGGCGGCACGCAAGGGCCGCAACCCGAAGACCGGCGAAGCCCTCACCATCAGCGCCCGCCGCGTGCCCGTTTTCAGCGCATCCAAGACATTGAAGGATGCGGTAGCCAACCAGTAACCGTCTGGCTCGATGGCCTCCAGTGGGGGCCATCCGGCAAGCCGATTAACGCGAGATCACCATGTTCGTATTCAACTTCAAAAAGCAGTTTGCACCCGCCGTCGAGTCCGGAGCGAAGCGCCAGTCCATTCGTGCACAGCGAAAGGACGGCAAGCGACCTGTACCAGGCGAACACGTCCGTTGCTATACCGGGATGCGAAGCAGCGGATGCCGACTACTGGGCGACTTCACGTGCACAGGTACTTCCGGTGTGCAGATTTTCGATGAAGGGCCAAGCATCGCCATTGTGGTCGGCGGGACGCGATTGAGCTTTGAGGAAAGTGTCGCCCTCGCGCAGGCCGATGGATTCGATACCCGTGCGGAGTTTGTCGGGTTTTTCGAGGAGACACACGGCCTGCCGTTTGAAGGGTTTCTCACTCAATGGGCGCGAGCGGACTGACCATGTACCGAGATCCGATGCTGCTGCGCGACTACGCAACAAACCAGTTGATTGAGGAACTGGCGCGCAGGGCCAATGGCTGCGAAACCCTAAATCCCGAGCACTGGTGCCACGACTGCACGCACTTCGTGACTTGGTTCGACAAGGTTCCGGCTCCACGCAAGGACTGCCCAGAGGATTACAACCCTTGCACCAAGGGCAAGGCCATGAAGTTCAAGGCGCCAGAAGAGTTTGACGACGAATATGGATTTTTTCTGCCGGTGTGCGCCGACCGGGACTTGAGACCCACCGAATGACTGGAGCAATGATGAAGCTGACGAAAGAACAGAAAGCCGATCTGGCGCAAGAGCTGACATCCCCTTGGGGCTGCGTCACGCTGATTTGCGACGGTTATCGGATTGCTCTCCAGGTGCAATGCGTAAAAGCCCTGAAGTACCGCGTCGTAACCTACATCAACGGACGCTGGGAAGGGAAGTGGTCGTTAGGCACTGAGGAGTATCCCGAACAGAAGTTTCTCAACAAGCGGACGCATCGCGCCTGCTCGCCGGCCTTCAAAGCAAAAGCGGAGAAGGTTTTCGGAAAACGGGCCATAGCCAAAGACCCGTATTACAGCAAGACGTTTGTCACCTACGACCTGTCATGGCCCAGCGGCAAAGCGGCCATCGCCCATCTGTGCCGCGTCTGTGACTCGGTCGAGATCGCAACACCCGAGGAGGTGAAACCATGAACGCCCCATCCGCCGCCCTGCGCACCATAGAGCGCATCAAAACCAAGTGCCGCGCCATCCACGTCGCCCGTCGCCAGCTGGAGCTGGATGACGCCACCTACCGCGCCGCGTTAAAACGGGCGGCTGGAGTCACTTCGAGCAAAGACATTAACAGCGTCGCCAAGGCAGACGCCGTGCTTGATGAGATGTCCCGCCTTGGCTTCCAGCACAAGCCAAAGATCACGCCAGGCCGCCACAAGGGCGCGCCGTCGACGCTGGCCACTGAGCCCTATATGCAGAAGATCGAGGCGCTGCTGGCCGACATGGAGCTGCCGTGGGCCTATGCCGAGAAGATCGCCGAGAACATCACGGGCGGTAAGAAACCGGAAGCGATCAAGCGCCTGGAATGGGTCAAGCACCCGAGGCACCTGTCCGGCATCATCGCCGCGCTACACGCCGAGAAAAAGAAGCGCCTCGATAAAGCCCTGGCAGAGTTGGGCGCGAAGATCGCCCAGCGCGGCTTGACGCCGCAATGGGCGAAGGATCAGGCCGAAGCCATGGGACGGTTATCGCAGCCCTGGCCCTGGTGGGATTGCCTCGACACGCTGCGCTTGATCGACGCGCGCTTACAAAAGCTGGGGTGATATGAACAACCTTCCTCAATCGGTGCGCGACTGGATCGACGTGGTGGGCGTCACGCCAGCCCTTGCGCTGGTTAAGTCCATGCCGGGGCTGATTCTCAAGGTTCCGACCGGCGCCCGCGAAGAGGGCGTGACGCGCGCCCGGCTGATTAACATCATGGGGCTGGAGGCCACTGACAAGTTCATCTCGATCTACCAGGGCGAACGATTGACGGTACCGCGCTGCGTCAAGGCGCTACGCGACGAACGCAATCAACGGATCATCACTGCTTATGGCGACGGGAAGTCCGTTCCTTCGCTGGCGCTGGAGCATGGGCTGAACGAACGCCAGATCCGCAACATCCTGTGCGAGGTGCCAGGCGATGTGGTGGCCGGACTCGGACAGCGCAGCGTTGTTGATGACAGACAGTTGGGTTTGTTTTAGGCTGATGGTCTTTACGGGAGAGTGACATGGGTAATCTGTGCAACGACTTATTGGCGTGCAAGACCTGCGGAAAGCAGATTGGTGCTATGGCGGAGACTTGCCCAGGATGCGGAACACCAAACGATTGGAGGCACCCATCAATTCAAGCTTTGATTGACAACGCGGCAAAGATTTCGACAAAGCACCCATTTACCTTTCAATACACGAAAGCGAAGGTTTGGGGAGAAACGAAGCCGCTATTTACTCCGCTATCGGTCATCCTTCTTCTTGTTGTTTTTCTTGTTGTGAGTATGGTCGCCTTACTGATTTCTTTTGCTTGGTCGCTTTTCGTTTCCTTGATCGGAATATTGATGGTTTCGAGGCTCTTAAAAAAAGAGAGCTTCCAAGCCGACTTTTCCACGGAGACCTGGCATTCTTCAAATGATCGGTTCTGGAAACCGGTCATCGATAAGATCCGTGTGGAGAAGGATCTGGCTGCTTAGTGCAAAGTTGCAACAATGACCCCGCTTCGGCGGGGTTGTTGTTTGTGGCGTGAAACGCTTCACCCCCTAGCCACTTCACGCGCGCGCGTAACGTGCGTGCATGCGACCAATAAACCTCATCGTCATCCATTGCAGCGCTTCGCCGAACGGCGACAGCCTGTTCCGTGGATTGTTTGGTATGTTCGGCCTCAAAACTCCCGTTTCCACAATTGACGGCTGGCACGCCCAGCGCGGCTTCAAGCGCAGCCCGCCAGCGCGTGCGGCGTTCAACTCGCAACTGGCAGCCATCGGCTACCACTTCGTCATTTACACCGATGGCACCTCGGTCACCGGCCGTGCCCTGGATGAAATCGGCGCGCATGTCTCGGGCTTCAATCAGAAGAGCATTGGCGTCTGCCTGGTCGGTACCGACAAGTTCTCGGCGATTCAGTGGCAGTCGCTGCGCGAGTTGATTGGCGCTTTGCAGCGGATATTCCCGGACGCCCGCGTCGTGGGTCACCGCGACCTTTCGCCGGACCAGAACAGGAACGGCATCGTCGAGAAGTTCGAGTGGCTCAAGACCTGCCCTGGCTTTGATGTTACGGCCTGGCTGGCGAGCGGCATGGCGCCGGTGGCCAGCGCGTTGGTGCCGTGATGACTCTCATGATCGTCCTGGCCGGCTTGGGCCTGCTGGTGGGCGATGTCCTGCTGTTTCTCTTCATGCACGGCCTTCTGGAGCGATTCTGACATGCCGAAACTGAAATTGATCCCCGACTGGCGCCAAGCCTGGACGTATCTGTCGATCCACGCGACCGTGCTTCTCGGCCTGTTGGCCGCTGCGTATGACTACCTGCCGGCGATCCGCACGTACATGCCGGATGGTTGGGTTAAGTGGGGCGCGGTGATCATCATTGCCGCCCGGCTGATTCAACAGCGCGGCTCTGAAAAGTCATGAACGCGTTCGCGTTAAAAGCCTTGGTCGCCCTGGTTGCGGTGCTCGCCATCGCGTTCGGCAGCTATCGCTTCGGCGTCCGTGTCGAGCACAACGCCAACGAAGCCGATAAAGCGCAGGCGCAGCAGGCCGCCCTTGAGCTGCACCGCGCCAAGTCGATCGCTGGTGTCACGGTCGAGCGCGAGACGGTGCAGCGCGCCGCTAAGACCGAATCGGTATTCGCCGACATTCAACAAGGAGTTGTCACCTATGCGCAAACCCATGCTGCCGATACTGATTGCCGTCTTGACGATAGCGGCCTGCGCCTCTGGTCCGCAGCCAACGAAGGAACCGGAACTGCCGGCGTCGCAGACGGACATGCAGACCTGCCTGGAGGAACTCCCGGTGCCGTTGAGCGGCGCGATGACGGATCTCTTGAACAATCACATCGCCGTAGCCAAGGCCTATCACCAGTGCAAGGATCGGCACAACGGCTTGGTCAAATGGCTGGAGAAGGTCAATGAAGTACGCTGACTGCCGAGACCAGATCAGCACCGGGGATCTGATCGCCATCCGCAAGCGTACGGGATTTCTGCCGGTTCTTACGCGTTGGGTAACCCGATCCCCTTATACCCATACCGCGCTGGCCTTGTGGACCGGAGATCGCCTCTTGGTAGCAGAGTCGAAAGGGTCTGGAAACTTTCTGACGCCGCTGTCGCAATACGAGGGCACCGACTTCGACGTGTTCGCCGCGCCAGCACGCGTGTATCTCAGGATCGGGACCGTAATCTGGGCCATGACAGGCACACACGTTGGATATGGATTTCTTGACCTGGTGTTGATCGCCCTCAATCGCCTGTTCGGTGTGCCGCTGCCCGAACACGACGACGACGAGAAGGTTTGCTCTGCGATGTCGGCAGCGATGTGGCTGGAAGCCGGATGGCGCCCGCTGATCCTGCCCTCGATTCCGGCGCCCGACGACGTGGTTAGGGCCTGTATGGCGGCACCCAAGTGGATGGTGAGGGTTGATGGCTGACGATATCGACCGCGCCCAGGCGCACGAACAGGAGCTGCGCGACGACGCGCTGGCCGCGCATGCGCGCCGAGGCTCCGACTTCTTTCCCGAGGATGACGGCGAAACGCTGCTCTGTCGGGTATGCGATGACTTCATCCCGGACGCCAGGCGGGAAGCGCTTCCGGGCGTACAGACCTGTGTGCCGTGCCAGGAAGAAATCGAATTGGCCCTAAGAACAGGAAACACCCCATGAATGTACAAATCGAGTTCTGGCAGCTTGTGACCTTCGGTGTCGGCCTGCTGCTGTCGTTCTTCTCCGCTGCATTCGCCGCCGGCAAGCTGCTCGGGGCGCAATGGCAAAAAGGCCTTGATCAGCGCTTCGCAGCGCAGGATAAAGCCCGAACTGAAGGCGCAGCCCTGCTGCGCAAAACGCTCGACCAGCACCTGGAAGAGGAGAACAAGCACCGCGCACAGCTCGCCTCCCTGGAACGCGATTTCCTGTTGTGGCGCAGCGATCTGCCGAACAAACACGGCGAGCGACTCTCACGGCTCGAAGCCGCGATCGAGTCCGTGCCGACCGACGAAGACCTGAGCAAGGTTTACGACTCAATCAACGGCTTGGCCGAGAAGGTTAACCGACTGGTCGGCGAAGTCGAGGGTCTGGGCGGCACGCTACGCCTGATCCTCAACCAGGTCATTGAGAAAGGGATGAAATGAACGAGCAAGACAAGAAGCGCCGCAACTCGCTGCTGGCCACCGTCGCCTTCCATGGCCACGGCGTCGCGCGCGAGCTGCGCGACGAGCTGGAGTCCATCCACGGTGTGGCCGTCACGCTGGACCGCGTCCGCGCCGATTTGCGTGTTCTCGACGACGTCGGCGCCATCCGTATCAACGGCGACCTGGCACAGATCACTGCCGAGGGCCGTGAGCACGTGGGCGGACTGCGGGAGCTGTTCTGATGCCTGAGATTCTCGGCTGGCTGGTGATTTTCGCTATCGTCCTGCACACGATCGGCGTCATCGACATCACGATCGACGTCGCGCCCCATATCAACGGTGAGAAGGTCATTTGCATTCGCGGAAAGGAACGCTAGATGGCGCACCCTCCCGAGAAGCGCATGGCACTGCGCACCGCCTACATCGGCGGCTTGCCCCTCGAAGCGGCCGCCGACAAGGTGGCCGTGCCGTATGCCACGGCACGCAACTGGTTCATCGGTGCCCGCAAGGATGGCGACGATTGGGACAAGTTCCGCGCGGCCAGCCTGATCGTTGCAGGTGGCGGCATCGAGCAGGCCATGGGGCGCATCATTGCCGCTGGGTTGATGCGCTGTGAGGCGCTGCTGGAGCGGCTCGAAGATCCGAAGATCCCCCCGGGCGAAGCCGTCAAGGCGATGGCCACCCTGGGCGACACGATCAGCAAGCTCAAGTCGGCGGGCAAAGCCATGATGCCCGAGGCCGACAAGCTGGCCGTGGCCATGGACGTGCTCAAGCGCCTGGACGCCTTCATCCGCGAGAACTACCCGCAGCACGCCGGATCGTTCGGCGAGCTGCTCAGCCCGTTCGGGCAGGAACTGGCGAGGGCGTATGGCTAAGCTAGAACGGCTTATCGTCTGGCCCAAAATACGGGCCGTTATTGTTCGATTTTGCTTCCTTGGACTTGAGTCGTCTCAGAGCATCAACGCTGACCTTGAAATGGCCAACGGCATCCAGCACTCGGTCAATATCCACCCGAACGAAGGCATCGTATTCCTTCGGTGTGTAGGCATACATATGTGCCTCAGACTTAGAAATCGGAACGCCCCTCACCGCTTCCTTCAACTGCTCATAGAAGCGCTCAAGCTCTCCGAGAGAAGTCTCGATCGTGGATTTTCTCAGTATTGCCATGTCCTCACCCTCCAGTAAAGAGGCCATGTTAAATGAGTGATTCCAAACAGACCACCGAAAAATCCTTCCTGGAGGAACTGGAAGAGATCGCCCGCTCGGCGCGTGCCGAAGCCGAGGCGCGTTCGGTCGGTCTCGACCCGTCGCCCGCCGCCCGCCTGGAACGCCGTCGCCGTGTACTGCTTGATCGCGACTTCGAGTTCTTCGCCTACACCTATCTGCCGCATCACATCCGGCCGCCGTCATCGAATTTTCACCGGCACTTCTTCGAGCGCTACCCGCAGCTCCTGGACAAGCCGTCTGGCGCCAAGGAATGGTGGATCGCGCCGCGCGGCGAAGCCAAGTCCTCGCTGACCACCAAGGTCGGCCCGGTGTGGTGTGCCGTGCGTGCACTGCTGCAGAAGGAAAGCATCCGTCGCGAGATCGGCTGGCCAGCCGACAAGCCGTTGCCGTATTTCATCGACTACATCACGATGCTGGGCGCGGAAACCAAGCTGCCGACCAAGCTGCTCGAAGTCGTTAAAGTCGAGCTGCAATTTAACGCGGCGCTGGCGCTGGACTTTCCCGAGGCCTGCGGCGCGACAAAGAACTGGAAGATCGGCGAATTCACGACCAAGGCTGGCGTGAAGATGGAAGCCTTCGGCGCCGAGCAGGCCATTCGCGGTACCTTCCACGGCGCCAGCCGCCCCAAGCTGCTGCTGGGCGACGATCTGATCACTGACAAGGAAGCCAAGAGCCCGACCGAGCGCGAGAACCGCTGGGACTGGCTGGAAAAGGCTGTCGACTTCCTCGGACCACCAGACGGCACCGTCAAGTTCGTCGGCGTTGGCACGATCCTCAACAAGGATGATCCGATCAGCCGCGCCAAGAAAGCCATCGGTCACCTGGTGCATCACTTCCGCGCCATTGAACGCCTGCCCGAACACATGGATCTGTGGGAGCGCTGCCAGGAGATCATGCTCAACGACGACAAGCCGGCCGAGGAAGAATCCGCCCAGTCCGGCGAAGTCCTCGAGGAGCACGAACTGCCGTCGTACCGTTTCTACCAGGAGAACCAGGCCGCCATGGATGCCGGCGCCGAGATCTCCTGGCCGACCGTGCGCAGCCTGTACTGGCTGATGCGCCAGCGCGCCAAGAACGCCCGGGCGTTCGGCACCGAAATGCAGGGCGAGCCGAGGAGCGATGAGGACAAGGTGTTTTCTCCGATCACCTTCTCGATCCATCGGCTCGACCGCTGGGTCATGCTCGGTGGCGTCGATCCGTCGATGGGCAAAGGCGAGAAGTCGCACCCGTCCGCCCTGATCGCCGGTGCCTGGGATCGTGACAAAGCCCAGCTGCATGTGGTCGAGGCACGCATCAAGCGCCGCGTGCCGTCCAAGCTCGAGGCCGATCTGATCCAGTTCCAGCGCGACTTCCATTGCCTGCGCATCGGTTTCGAGAACAACAACGCCTACGAACACAGCCGGCAAACCTTCGTCACGGCAGCTTTGAAGGCCGGCATACCGCTGCCGCTGATCGGCCTGCCCGCGACCATCGAACGCGAAGTGCGCATCGACGGCATGGAGCCCTTCATTACCGACGCAATGGCGCCGCGCATCCTGTTCGATCCCGGCCTCACCCTGCTACTGGCCGAACTCGACAGCTGGCCGGAGAAACAGGGGAATCACGACTACGACGGGCTGTGCGCGCTCTATGTCTTGTGGGACGTCGCCGTGCGTTACGGCGGGTCGACGTCCGCATCCAACGGCTTTGAATCCATCCCTCGCCACAGCGCCGGTCGGGACGATGACGACTTTGGCGGATCCAGGAGAATGATGTAATGGCACTCGTTGACCAACACGGCAATCCCATCGACAAGAGCGTGCTCAAAGAGCCGCAGACCAGCCGCATCGCGACCCTGGAGAACGAATACCTAGTCAGCAACCTGGACGGACTGACGCCGGCCCGGCTGGCGGCGACATTGCGTAACGCCGACAACGGCGACCTGATGGCGCAGCACCGCTTGTTCGCCGATATGGAGGAGCGCGACGCGCACCTCTATGCCGAAATGAGTAAACGCAAGAATGGCCTGCTGACGCTGGACTGGAGCATCGTTCCGCCACGCAACGCGACGGCGGCCGAAGAAGCGCATGCCGAGTGGCTGACGGAAGTCCTCACCGACGCTGTCGACCCGCTGGAGGATCTGATGCTGGCGCTGATGGACGGCGTCGGCCACGGCTTTGCCCCGGTCGAGCTGGAGTGGCGCAGCGAAAGCGGCGAGCTGCTGCCGGCCTTCCATCCGCGCCCGCAGGAGTGGTTCCGCCTTGACCGGACGCGCCGCGAGATCCGCCTGCGCGACATGAGCGCCGATGGCGCGCCGCTGACCGCGTTCGGCTGGGTGTTCCACACGCACGGCAAAGCCAAGACCGGCTACCAGGGCCGGCTCGGCCTGCATCGCACGCTGGCCTGGCCGTTCCTGTACAAGTCCTACGCCATCGGCGACTTCGCCGAGTTCCTCGAAACCTTTGGCTTGCCGATCATCCTGGGCAAGTACTTCGCAGGCGCCAGCAACGAAGAGAAAGCCAGCCTGATGCGCGCCGTCACGGCGCTTGGCCACGACGCCCGCGCGATCATGCCAGCCGACATGGAGCTGGAAGTGCAGAAGATCGTCGGCGGTGGCGACTCGACGCCGCACCTGGCGATGGTCGATTGGGCCGAGCGCTCGATTTCCAAGGCCATCCTCGGCCAGACCATGAGCGCCGAATCGAAATCGAGCGGCCTCGGTTCCGGTAACGCCGATCTGCACCGTGAGGTGCGCCACGACATCCTGGTTGCCGATGCCCGCGAGGTCGCCGGAACGATCACGCGCGATCTGCTCTATCCACTCATCGCCTTGAATCGCGGCAACATCGACGGCCTGCGCCGTTGCCCGCGTCTGGTCTTCGACACCGGTGAAGCCGAGGACATCAAGCTCTTTGCCGATGCGCTGCCCAAGCTGGTTGGCGTCGGCATGGAGATCCCGCTCTCCTGGTCACATGGGAAACTCAAGATCCCGCAGCCGGCGAACAATGAGCCCGTGCTGCGCGTTGCCGTTCCGGCCGAGGTGCTCAATCCGGAACTCCGGCCTCAGCCAGGCAAGGCCACGCCGGCTGACAAAGCGGCTCTGGCTTCGCTCTCCGCAGAAGGCGAGACCGTAATCCCCGACCAGGCGGCGCTCGACGCGGCTCTGGCAGATATTCCGCCCGAGGCACTGCAGGCGCAGATGGAACAGTTGATCGGACCCTTGCTCAAGGATTTGCAGGAAGCGGGCGGCTATGAGCAGGCGATGGCCGTGTTGGCTGGTCGATACCCGGCGCTGGACTCGACCAAACTCGAAAGCCTGCTGTCGCGTGCCTTGTTCGTCGCCGAGCTGTGGGGCAACGCACACGGGGACGTGTAGCAATGGCCGATAGCGCCCCCAACCTCGCGCTGGCCTTCAATCTCACGCCTGAGCGTGCAGTCGAGTACTTCCAGGCAAAGGGTCTGCGCATCACCAGCAACTGGCGCGACATGGCGCCCGGTGCGCATGCCGGTGCCTTTACGGTGGCCGGCGTCGCTAAAGGTGAGGTGCTGCAGGATATCCGCAGTGCGCTAGACGACGCGCTGGCCAGCGGCAAGACCTACGACCAGTTCCTCAAGGGATTGACGCCGCTACTCAAAGCCAAGGGCTGGTGGGGAATTGCTCACGATCCGGAGACCGGTGAAGTGATCAAGGGCCGCGCCATGAC